TACAGGCCAGTGGCGGACCCAACCTCAACGCTGGCGAACTGGAGCCTTGGACATCATCAGACTACAGGGTGCCAGGGATGACGCACATCAACGATGTGGTCACGGGCATCACCCCAGGCACCAGGCAATACAAATACAACAGCACATACTTCAAGTTGGACGGCACGGACTCATCATCAAGCAGTGCCAGGTTCAGGAACGAGAATGTGACATCAACTGACTACAACGGATCAAATGTGACCAACACTGGTTCATCGCGTGGAACCTCATTCAGCGTAGCCACCTACTCAGGCAACAGCGACACCACGAACTCATCAACGGTGGGCTCACACAGGGGGCTGGGTGTGTATTCAGCGATTGGTGACGACTACGGTGGATACCACACTGGTGACCTATCACTGACCAACTTCTTTGGTGCTACTATCAACACCTCGATCGCGGGTGGATCAAACGCCAGCCAGACCTTGAGTGCCACCAATGTGTATGGTGTCCAAGTGGGCCACTACCAATACGGCAACGGAACACAGACAATGAGCAATTACACCGCATTTGATTACAATGGTGGGGGCAACAATGCCACCAACACACCATACCTGTTGAACACAAGTGATGACAAGATGAAGACCAGGCCAGGTGCTTTGGAGAAGTTCAACGAGTGGTCATACAACACCACGCACAGTTCAAGCGGTGCCTACACCATAGACTGGGCTAACGGCAACCTACAGACTGTGACGCTGGGTGCCAACATCACGGGATTCACAATGAGCAACTTCCCCACAGACTCAAACCAGTCAGTGGGTGTGACGCTGTATCTCGTCCAGGATGGCACGGGATCAAGGGGCGTGACCTTCTCCGCCGCGTCAGGTGAGACATTCAAATTCGCCAATGGCACGAACACCAGTTCAGTAAGTAGTGCCAATGACATACAGACGGTCTATATATTCTCAAGATACAACGGATCAAGCAACACATACTATTGGACGATTGGTCCAACTTTTAGTTAAGGAGCGACAATGACCTTTCCAGGCATAGGCAGAGCGGTTCAAGTAGGAGGCTCATTGGGTGGTGGTGACAACACCAACAGGACCACAGACTGGAGCACATACGACGCCACGGAGGACACGGCTTGGCAACAATGGCAGGACGAATCCAGCACAAGCATTGACTCCACGCACGATGTGACCGCCAGCAAGGGATCAAGCCTGTCATATTCAAAGACCAGAGCATTCCTGGCCATCAACAAGGGCACGACACAATACCTGGGCTATGTGAAACTGGACAAGGCGGACGCTGATTCCTGTCAGATAGTGTTGAATGGTGGATACGCTATGGGTGACATCAACATAGCGGGCAAGATAGCATCAACGGTGGTAACAACGGGCATTGAGGACAACGGTTGCCTGGTGGCTTTCCAGGAATCTTTAGACAGTGTCACTGATGGGGGCAAGATCACTGACCTCAACCCATTCAGCGATGGATCCACAGACGCCATACAGACTGACCAGGCTTTCAAGCAATGGAGTTATGTGGTCAGGGCACCATTGGGGCATCACTACACGAGCTACAACGGTAATTTTTGGCCTCAGGGCACTGACGCTGGCAATGGCAAATTGGGGGTGCCAGCCAACGCACACACGCACTACATCTTCTTCGCACAGTCAATGAAGGGTGAGTTTCTAAATAACTATTCTACAATGAACAGGGTGCCAATTATGGCGGTTTGGAGGACTGACGACATCAACGACCTGGTCAGCAGTCCCAGTTCAGCACTGGAACTATTCACGGACATCAACCAGGCCTACTCAGGTGGTAGTGCCTTGGACGAATACGTCAAGGATGAATGGGTGGTAGGCAGGACGAGCCATATGCAGAACAGGCAACAATTAAGTTATACTGAAAATGGCCAGGTTTATCTAAATTACAACGACAGGTATGGGGCACACTTTGATTTCATCATTGACGGGCCAGGCACACCCCAATTTAACACAGACACGACGCCGTTCAGGAGATACACCCTGACCAGCGATGTGGAGAGACGCGGCAGTGTGGTCAATGCGCCAGACCCAGCCAACGACATCAAGCATCACAAGGTTTGGTTCATTGAGGATGTGGGTGCTGGTGCCAAGGGTGTGGCCACTGACCAATTCCCTTACTATGATTTCTATTGGCGCAATATGACCACTTGGAAAGGTTCAAACAATACGAGCGCCAACTACGGTATCAATCTGCTGTTGAACAAGCCAGATGACATCAACAGGGTGGTTGAGCAGAACAACAAACTACAGATGATCAAGATACAGGACAGCATCATAGCATTGTATGGTGATGTGACGGGTGCCACTGACCAAATGGGCGTGCCATACATCTATGGGATGACTGGCAATCCAAATCCACTCACAGGTCAAACCTACAACACCAATGGTGCGTCAGACAAGACCTTGGTTGAGGACAGGATGGAGTGGTATAATACTACTAGCAATTTCAAAACTCAGGACACGGGCATCAGTGACATCGCAGTCACGGTGTCAGACACCAACAGCAGTGATTCAAGCAACACCGCATACGAACCAGATTCAATCAAGATGGCACAACTGGCTGGCGACTACTTCGCGGTGGTGTGGCGTAAATCAACAACGGCCTACATCAGCGTGTTTGAGGTCAATCACCAGACCAGTGATCAACCCACATTCACGAGGCACGCGGATTCAGTGAATCTTGGCACGGTGCCAGAGGGCAACATATCAATCACGCCAATGGGCGATGGTGTCGCGGTATTGACCTGTGGAAACTACTACAGGATCATAAAGACTGACGCGATCTAATTAAATAAAGAAAAAGGAGACTCACAATGGCGACTTGGCCAACAGGAACAAAAGCATCAACAGCTAATTTAGACTCAGGCTCTGACTCACCTCGTTTGGCACGGGCGGACATCAAGCAGAATGTGGATAATGTCAATGCCATCATTGATATGTTCAACATTGATGGTCCCACAGATGGACAGATCTTAAAATACAACACTTCAAACGCAAGATTCGAACTGGACACGGACGCCACTGGATCAGCAGTGTCAGCCACTACATTCGTGGGCGACGACTCAACGGGCACGGCGGTCAATCCGGGTGAGACATTCAAGATAGCGGGTGCCACGGGCATCACCACAGCGGTGTCAGGTGATACAATGACCATAACAGGCACGGCACAGGACTTCGCATATTCAAGCCTCACAGGAACACCAACCATACCAAGTTTAGGTGACTTGACTATAACCAATTCAACCATACAATCATCAGGCGACACCATAGACCTTGATGACATCGTGAGATTCAACGTGGGCTACAAGGAGGACATCAACACTTTAACTTCCAGCACAACCATAGCGGTGGATGCTACGACGGCACCAGTCCATTCAGTGACTTTGGGTCACAACGCCACATTCACAATAAGCAATATGGTGGCGGGACAATCAATAATGATAATCATAACCCAAGACGGCACGGGCTCAAGGACTGGATCATTCACTTCAGTTAAGTTCCCAGGCGGGGCACCAACACTCTCAACTGGTGGGGGCGACATTGATGTGATATCCGTGTTCTATGATGGCACCAACCTTTTGGGCAACATAGCACAGGATTTCACCACATAATGCCACTGGGATTCAAGAGAAACATTTTCACAACATCATCAGCTGAGGCACTGGAAAGCATCCTTACCATCAATGGTAGGAGCCAGCCATCATCATACTCGCCATTGTATAGTAACAGTTTCACCAAGGTCAAGGATGAACTCAACATATTTGGCACGGCCACCACTGATGGATCAGTTGATACCTACGCGAAATATATGCCCATAGCCAACGGCACCTACAATGTGGAGATAACGGCTATAAATGGCACCCCATACTCATCCGCATATTTCTCACCAGCAACAATGAGGTTCGTCCATCGCGGCAGTCTTTATAAGGGTGGTAGTAACTTAATTCTATATTATCCAAGTGGAACGCTACAGGTTGGTGCCAGCAATGATGGAGGCACGACGCAATGGAACAACCTGCCAACCCTGCCATACTCTTTTGGTTCCACGACATACAATTCGTCAAACCAAGATTCAAAAGGTGTTTGGTCAGTATGGAGTCCGCCATATGGGGGACATAGTGCCGGTTTCCCAAGTTGGACTATGAGATTCACAGCAACCTAACAAATAAATAACATTGTAAATTTACAAAGGAGACAAAAATTATGTCAGCGTCAAATTATTTAGAAGACACACTGTTAAATCACGTTTTAAGATATGGCAATGGTAGCCTTACAGCAGGAACAGGTGCGGGATACCAACCACCAGCAACTGTTTATGTGGCGCTTTTCGCCGATAACAGCACTAATGTAGCAGGTGCTTTAGAATCAGGAACTTCAGCTACAGGATCAGCATCGGATTGGGGTGATTTTGAAATCACAACAGGTGGTTCAACCCAGTATGTTAGACAATCGGTCACATTCGGAGCGGCAGGTAGTTTAGGTGGATACAACACAGGTCAAATTAAAAACACAACACAAGTTTCATTTCCAGTAGCAGGAGCAAATTACACCACAGATGCTGGTTATGGATCAACAGTAACTCATATCGCAATTATGGATAATAGTTCAGGTGGCAATGTGTTGTTTTTTGGTGCTTTGACCACGCCAAAAACTGTAAGTTCAGGCGACCAATTCACGATTTCAGCCAGCAACCTTGCTATTAGTTTAGACTAATAAGTCTTTAACATTTCTGGGATGTTTGAGTGTCTGATACAAAACAATTCATATATGTAGATGGTCAGGGTAATAGGACAACCACACCCACAGACTTAAATTACTATATCTATAGTATCACACCCACAGATGAAAGTGTAGATGATAGTGGAACCTCTACGCTCTCCCATTACGATAATGATGGATCAAGTTGGGCATTCTATGAATATAATAACATCACAGGCATCAACACACCATCTTATGGAGCAGGTGCCACAGAAGCCGCGGCCTCGGCAAACCCCAACAGACAGAATTCGGGTATAAAAGCAATTCAGGCGGATCTAGGCAACAGGGATCCTAGGACTTCATTAGACGCAGTTTTGACAAGCGCTAAATGTAGAGCGGTTGTAACTGGTCAATATGTTCCGCGTGTTAGTGTCACACACACCACATTAAATGGTGGTTATGTTGTGCCAACTAGTTTTCCTTTTACCTACATAGAAAATGGTAAGAGTGGTGGTGGTAATAGTAATTTTACACAGAATTTGACCACTGCCAATTTCAATCAGACAATAACGGCTTCAAGTCCGTTAGATGGTAATGGTGGAGCAACTATTACATTCACTTCACAGGGAAGCAGTGTCACAGGTGGCGAATTGACTGGACATACAGGCAAAGGATTCGTAATAGATTTCACATCACCTTCTGGGACAGCAAATTGGGGAATGGTGCGATTGAGATTAGAACCCATAACGAATCCTGGTGGTTCATATGAACCAAGGATATACTTCAAAGGCACAGTTCAGAGGAGTTGGGAGGCCAATTTATATACGATTGATGGTGTAGGTAGTGATACGATTGGTGAAATATCTACTACGGCCAGTATGGATGTTGTTCCAACCGTAAGATTCCAAGGTGAGGCATCTATAAACTCAGTAGTCAGCATCAGTGAGCAGTCCGCAAATAGAAAATTTAGTGACAGCAATATTGTTATAACAAGTTCAACTACCAATCAAAGTAATTTAAAATTTGACACAGGAATAGATACCACAGCTCTTTTTGATGCTACTCTTTCATATGCTAACTTGGTTTTTGCCGACAGCATTATCAGTTCAGCATTTAATTCATCAATTGATGGTAACAAAATACACGGATTAATTGAGTCTAACTTTAATATAGCCCCGGCTCACACGGTGACAATCACCGCTGGTATGATCTATGATATCGCAGGTGATTATACTTGGGATTCGTTCAACTTAAACACATATTTTGAGACTGGTTTCGCTGTAGAAAACTTCTCGTTGAATGAAGGTGAATATACTTGGGATTTCCTAGCAACAACTGATTGGGAAAACTGGCCTGTGATAACTTGGTTAGGTGATGAATCAGGTTGGGATAATTGGCCAGAAGATACTTGGGATAGGGAATTCGAATTAGCAAATGAAGTAGAAATGGCAATCAGTCCTTTATTCAAAGTAGGATCTGAAATTGTAACATTCCCTGGCACATTTACTATAGATGAAAATAGTGCCTTTGAAAAAACCGCCATTGTGGAAATTTCAACCACTGCTTCAGTGGCTTGTGATGCTGGTGGTATTTTAGAATTTGAGTGTGATATCACAACGGCATTCACGCCAACATTGATAGGAAATTACCAATTTACACTTTCCGACACACCAGTTTCAATCACAGGGGCCTTTACACCTGTATTGACTGCTTCTGCGAGGACTGACACATTTGCTGACATAAGTGGAACATTCGCAGTGGTAGATGTAGAGCCGTCGTTCAAACCAAGTGGCACGATAGATACTACGGTTACAGTTTCTATACCAGAAGCGATACCATCTTTCATACACGGTGGAGCGACGGCAATTACAGCCCTTCACAGCACAGTATTGGTGGGACGATTATTTTTCCAGGCAGATCCTTTCAATATAATAAAGGTTGAAAGCGAAACGAGGCTGTTATCGCCAGCAACTGAAAATAGAATAACTTTAATTGATAGTGAAAATAAAGTAAATATGATAACAGCAGAAACGAGGATAGTTTTAGTCCCAGAAGAAACAAGGAGTATCAAATTGAAAATACCAGCATTATCATCTAGATTTACAACTCCAAGAGTAAGGAGTGAGGCGTAATGGCAAACTTAACAGGCGCAAGAAAGGATAACGCTGGATTATATTTTGTCAAAGATCCAGACAGTAACATCCAATTCGGATTAGATTTTACCGATTACCTCGCTAGTGGGGACAGCATTTCCTCTGCTAGTGTCAGCATAAGCACAATATCAGGTGATGGATCACCTTTGGCATTACCTACAGACGCAAACACAGATGTTATAATAAGTTCGGGTAAAGTGGTCAGTGTAAGAGTCCATAATGGCACCGCACAAAATACATACACAGTCAAAGTAACAATCGTCACTACACAGGGAGATACTGACGCAAGAAGTTTTAGAATAATAGTAGCGGAGAAAACATTATAATGGCGAAGTCATACAAACTTGATAAAGATATGATTGAAAGACTGGCATTGATAATGTGTAGTTACGAAGAGATCGCAATGGTGATGGACACCAGTGTTGATAATCTCAAGAAGAGATATAAAGATGTAATTGAAAAAGGCAGAGCGGAAGGTAAAAAGGGTTTGAGAAGGGCGCAATATGAAAAAGCCGTCAAGGATAAGGATGTAAGGATGTTAATATTCTTAGGAAAAAATTATCTTTCTCAACAGGATTCACCAACAGAAACTGAAAGCAATGATCCTTTACCTTGGCCAGAAGATGCTTAATGAAATTATCTTTACCTCAGAAGAAAGTCGCAGATCATCCCGCTAGATTCAAAGTGCTTGTGACAGGCCGACGTTTCGGAAAAACTTTTTTAGCAATTAGGCAGTTGGCATATTTCGCCCGGCAACCAAATCAACTTTGCTGGTATGTTGCCCCATCATATAGACAGGCCAAGCAAGTAGTATGGGTTCAGATTAAAAAAATGCTGAATGACCTTAATTGGATTAAGAAGGCCAACGAAGCAGAATTGACTTTACATCTTCGTAATGGCAGTAGGATATGCCTAAGAGGTGCTGATAATCCGGACTCACTTCGTGGTGTTGGTCTAAATTTTTTAGTGCTAGACGAGACCGCTGACATATCAGAATCGGCTTGGAAAGAAGTGTTGAGACCAACATTGTCAGACACGGGTGGCCACGTTTTTTTTACAGGAACCCCAAAGGGTTTGAATTGGTTCCACGATCTATATCAACAGGGGCAAAAGACCACAGATGATAATTGGCAGAGTTGGCAATATACCACTATTGATGGAGGTATGGTTCCTGACGAGGAGATAGAACAAGCTAAAAAAGATCTAGATGCCAAGACATTTCGCCAGGAGTATCAAGCAACTTTCGAAACGTATTCTGGTGTGATATATTATGGTTTCGATATGAAACACAATGTAAAGAATGTGGTAGTGCCTGAGGATGTCACTGCTGT